AATTAATAGTCAGCGTTTCAATTTTACCAGCGGGCAAATCGTTACCAAAACTACGAGCATCAAACAACTGAGCACGCAATTCGCCAACAAAAAAAGCTTCAGCAAGATCTAAAGTTTTAACAGCCATGGGTTTGCTCCTATAAGCAAAAAAATAGCTCCTAATAGGAGCTGTTGAGTAAAAATATTAAGGTTGGAAAACTTGGGTGAAGGTTGTGGAAATCCTCCAGACATCACCACCCATACACGTATGTTGATAATCAACAGTTTTTACACGCACTTGCCCATCCAACGGCGAATTCCATAAAAAGGAATTAGCACCCTTGTGGGCATCAAAAAAAGCTTTAATTTGCATAATTTCAGCTTTATAAGCTGTGCGTTGATAAGTCCATTCACCAGATCTATTGTTTAGACCAACTGATGCAGTTTGCTCATATCCATCACCAAATTTGGTTGATAACGTATTAAAGCGTTGCGTTTGGTTATTACCATCTAGGTCACATTCAAAAGTGAATATAAGATCACTCATAAATTTTTCTCACAAAAAAAGCCCGCGTTAAGCGAGCTTTTAATAGCCATATCTAAAGTATGACCAGATTAATAAAACTATACCGTAAATAACGAAAAAGTGGAAACTAGTTCGAGCCCTACTTTGACAATAAACCGCCCTGTCTCTGTTCTTGACGGATTACAGTTCTTACAGCATTTCCAATCATCTGGCCTAACTCTTTAGAATCATTCTGAGTCTCAGTTTTACTAGAACCATCAGCGCTTACAGTGACATAGACAGTAATTGGGGTTTCATTTGAACTGGATTGCGTCTGGTTGGAATTAATCGCATCAAATTGTCTAGACTCCCTTCTCGTAGCAATCGCATCAGATTGATTATTAGATACGTACCCGCCGTTAGCATAGCCACCAGGTGAGCTTGTCCGCATAGATTCGACAACGCTCACCCCACCCCATCTTTTAATGTCTTCTTGCGACCATACAACTTCGCCCTTATGTACTACTCCAGCTGGAGTATGTTTAAGCCCATTTCCTGTATAGCCGCCATCAGAGAATCCAGCGATAGTCTGTGCTGCAATTAAGCCTACAGAGGCATAGCCCAAACCACGCACAACGGCGGCAGCTGGAATACCTAGAATTGGTCCTAGTTCTAAAGCTTTGGCTGCTGCTAATTCGGTACTAATAATACCTTGCGCTATTGCAATCCCTTGCTGAACCAAGAACATTGCTTTATAAGCGCCACTTTGCTCTCCAGCTGACTCTCTGACCATTGCGGTCATATTTCCCCAAACCGTAGAAGCTTGAGACATCAATTGCCCGTAACCTTCGATTTCTCGTTCTCTTGCAGATTTCTGTAGGTCTTGCTCCATAAGCGTATATTTTTCATTAATTGCATATTTTTGCTGGCGAAATATTTCTTCAGCATCTAATAAAGCTTGAAAACGCTTCTCTTCATCCACAATAGTTTTATCTTCAGAGATTGATTTAGCTGTAGAAGAATAAGATTCATTTGCCTTCTGCATTTCATCGCTATATTGATTTTGTAAGTTCCATGAATCAAGTTGGTCGGGTGTGAGTGTCTTCTTAGCTTTTAAGTTTAAAGCCTCGGCTTGAGCGATAGACGCCTGCTCATACATCGCTTTTTGATATTCATCGAGCTTTTGCTTTTGAAGTTTGCGATATTCCGCAATTTCATAATCAAACATGGCTGTTACAGCCTTGCTGCGAATTTCTTTTTCAGTATCAGAATATTCTTTTGATGCCTTAATTTGCAGCAATTTAGTTTGCTTTTGCATCTCAAGTTTTTGAACTTCATTCAGCTTATATTCATTAAGTTCATATTCTAGTTGCTGAGCGTTGAGTTGTTTCTGGGCATTAAAACGATTAACTTCTTTTGCAGTTAAACTTTTTAATTCTTCACCCTTAAAATGCAGTTTTAAGTCACTAAGAGTTTTTAAGTGCTCTTTTTCAGCAAGCGTATCTTTATCAAGATACTGATTTCTTAAGTTCTCAGCTTCTTCCTGAGTTTTCAGGAACTGATTGAGATATGAATCAAAATCTTTCTCTGATACCCCTCTCGTATCAAAACCATTTGCTCCAGCTGTATAAGATTTTACATTTGCAAGATATTGCTTAGTTTCTTTAAATCCATATGCCTTACCGCTTTTTACATTACCTGGACCAGCGTTGTAAGCCATAATGGCCTTGTTTACATCTCCGCCAAACTGCTTAAGAAGGTCTGAAACATACTTGATCATTCCATTAATGCTAGATTCTTCGCTTGTAACATCTACACCATACTGTTTGGCTGTGGCTGGCATAAATTGTGCCAAACCTTGAGCACCAACTGGTGATGTTAATAATTTGCCTTTACGATAAGTATCACCTCTGCTTTCCTGCATAATCATGCCTTCAATCAAGCCTTGTGGAATACCAGCAGCAGCAGCCTTTTCTGAAATATTATATTTCTTAGATAATGATTGGACTTTTTCATTCACGGCCATAATTTTTTGCTGATTTTTTAACTCCTTATTTTGTTCACGAATTGACTCTGTTCTTGCATCCGTTTGCGCTTTAATGGATTCCTCAGATTTCCAAATCGCTTTTTGCAGATTAATAGTCTCTAGATCAGCTCCTTTTAAACCTTTGGCAATCGAATCTTTATAAACTTTCAGAAGATCGTTGGCTTGGGCTTCAGTAAATCCTCGCTTCATCACCTTTTCAACAAATTGCGTATCAAACAACTTATCTTCATACATTTTCTTTAGTGACTTTTGAGCATCATCTGCTGCTTGTTTGGTATTTTTGATTGCATCAGCATGTTTTTGTTGTTCTAAAGCTGCGTTTTGAGCCTTGTTGCCTGTTAATTCAACTTCTTTACCGAAAAGCTTAATGGCCGTTTTTGTTTTATCGGCTTTATCATACGCTTCCTTATATTTTTCAATTTGTTCCTCAAGGGCTTTTCTCAAGTTTGGAGGTAGATTTTGTTTTGATAATTGTTGTAATGCCTCTTTATAACTAATTGTACCTAGGCGAGCCTCATTCGAAATACGTGTTACTTCCACATTTCCTTGTGCATAGTTTTGTATATCAATAAGTGCTGAACCGACACGTAATTCCATTTTTTCAAGCTGATCATTCTGAGCTTTAAATGCAGTAGTTAAATCATCAATCGCTTTCGTTCTGGCCTGACCCTGTAAATTTTTTAATTCTGTTGCAGATCTATTGGCAACGTCCGCTTGCTCCTCGAGCTTCTTATTAGCCTCCTCTGCTTTATCTTTAAAATAAACATAGGTAGCGGATAATGCTGTTACACCTAAAGCAAGTGCACCGATTGGTCCACCTACTAATCCCAATGCTCCTGAACCTAATTTTCCTAAAGTTGATAATGCTGTAACCTTTGTAGCATTGGCTTTTGTTTGTGCTGCTGCAAGCGCAGTCTCTGCAGCTGCAAGTTCACGTGTAACTTGAGCTTCTACCTTTTTCAATTCAGCCATACGTGTAATAGACTGAGTACGGCCAACTGCATTCATTTGTGCTTTGAGTCTCTCGACTTCTAATGCTTTTTCAGCTGCTAATACTTGTAAGGTAGCTTGAGAGCTTACAACTTGTGCTTGTGCATTTTTAACGGCTGCCGAAGCCTCTAAAGCATCTGCTATAGCTTTTTCCTTACTTGCTTTAACATTTGCAGCAGTAGCCGCAACATCTGCATAAACAGCAACACTCTTCGCAGCTATAGCTTTAGTTAAATAACCAATCCCTAAAACCATTGCACCATTTGAAATTAATTCTAAATTTGAGGCTAGTAGCTGCACTGAGTCAGCTAAAACTTGAGCTGCTCCACTCCCTTTACCAGATTCACCTACGAACTTTGTAATTTCATTATTTAAAAGGGTGAGAGATTGGCCAATAGTAATATCCGTTTTTGCAAATAGAGCATCAACATCATCTTGGACATTTTTAAGTGCTTTAACAATTTCCTTAGAAGTAATTTTTCCTTCAGCAGCTACTGATCGTAACTCTCCTACAGTAATGCCCATAC